TCAAACACTTGCAGGTGGACAAAATCTTGGTGAAATTTCTGATGTAGAATATTTTCAAAAGAAATTATATCAATCATTGAATGTGCCTATATCTAGAATGGATTCCCAAAACGGATTCAACATGGGTAGAGCTGCTGAAATCACTAGAGACGAATTAAAATTTACTAAGTTTGTTCAAAGATTAAGAAAAAGATTTACTCAAGTATTTAATGATGTACTTAAAACACAATTAGTTTTAAAAGGTATTATTACAATTGAAGATTGGGTAAAGATCAAAGAACATATACAGTATGACTACTTAAAAGATGGATATTTTTCTGAACTAAAGAACGCAGAAATACTAAGAGAAAGATTAAGTCTTGCTAACGAAGTTAGTCCTTACATTGGTAAATACTATTCTGTTGAATATGTGAGAAAATATGTATTAAGACAAAGCGATGATGATATTATTGAAATAGATCATCAGATCGCAAACGAAATCAAACAAGGTATTATTGCTGCGCCAGAAGGACAAGAGATGGAAGATGACGATAATACTGATATAAATAGTAATGGAGAAGAATAATTATGTCAAATGAAAATGTAGTTAAGATGGTAGATTCACTTACAGACGGCGACAATGTTGCGGCTCAAGATGCATTTAAAAGTGCTTTATCTGATAAGATAGGACAAGCACTAGATGATAAAAGACAAACAGTTGCAAACGATTGGTTAAACAGCGCTCAAGAATTAGAAGCAGTAGCTGATGCTGCTGGTCTAGACAAATTAGGATTAGAGGCAGACACATCTGCTGAAGAGCCTGTTGAAATAGACAATGACGAGGAAGAAAATGAACAACCTATCGTTCCAGAAGTTTAAAAAAACTATCAATGAACGCAGGTTTGTTGAACCTGAAAAAGGAGATTTATCTCCGACAATGAAGGTTGCTGTGAACGACATTTATAATATGATTGATAATACACCCGATCCTCTTGAAAATAAGATTGAAGGTATTATTGAAACGATTGCAAAAAAACACAATATTAAAGTGTCTGCTATAGAAGATTACTTTGATAACGAATTAATAAATTAAGGAGATAAAAGATGGCTTTAGCTGCAAGAATAATAAAAGACACATCCATCCCAACCGGTGCTGGTAGTGCTGGTGGTCTGGTTACTGTGTTAGTAAACATGAGTGAAACTGGTACTGATGCCGACAATCTCATAGTAGATGCAAGTGGTTTAACAGGACACGCTAACGGTGCTAAATTAGACATTACAAGAGCATGGTGGGCACTATCTGATGGTGATGCTGATGATGCTACTGGTCATGTTATAATTGAATTTATAGCTGCTGGTGGTTCAAACGCTGATACTATAGCACTTAATCTTTCTGGTTCAGGATACTATGATGGTTCTGCTGGAAAAATTACTAACAACGCAGTAAACACTAGTGCAACAGGCGGCGATATACAGTTAAGTGCTTTAAGTACTTCTGGATTCGTAATGTTAGAGTTAAGAAAAAATGAGACATTTACTGCCTAATTCTTATGACGATTAAGAATACAACTGTTGTTGATACCACAGATAAAGCAATAATGCAATCTGCTGGTGTCGGCAACGAAGGCAATCAATTAGTGATTGACGCCAACAAACTAACTGACGGAACAAATGAGTCCAGATTAAGTTTAATAGAATGTCACTATTTGATAGAAGGCACAGGAACACTAAAGATTAGTGCTGGCGAAGAAGTTAATGACTTATCGTTAACTGGTAAAGGTAAATATGGATTACGACCAGATCAATTAAAGTTTGGTAATGATAAACAAATAAGATTAACAACGGACTCAAATGTAAAGAGTTATTTGTTAGTAACAGAATTTAGGAGAAATAATTAATGGCCGATGTCGTAACAAGTCAAACAGTAGTAGATACAACAGGTACAAAAACTGTTATGAAGTTTACTAATATAAGTGATGGATCAGGCGAAACACTTGTGACAAAAATGGATTCTAGTGCATTAACATTTATGACCGAAGATGATACTAAAAAACTTGCAAAAATTTGGTGGTCTATCAATACTACAAATGGTAAATCAGGAGTAGAACTATTGTGGGCAGGTAGTGGAACAAGTTCTGCTAATGCAACAATAGGATTCTTTTCAGGAACAGGATATCATGATTACTTTACATCAGGTAATTCTATTCCTAACAATGCAACATTAACAAACAATACTAGTCCTGCTGGTGATATAATATTATCAACAAAAGGATTTGTTGCAGGTGATAACTATACAATAATATTAGAAGTGAGATAATGACAAAAAAGAAAAAAGATTATACCAGAGCAATTCTAGAAAGAATTGTAGGAACAAAATCTAAAACTTATCTTGCAGATGAATTTAAAAATGCATTTGCTGAGAAGTTAGGGATAAAAAAAGAAGAACTTAAAAAGGAAATTGTAGATAAAATCTATAATAAAGAAAAGGTGGACAGATGAAACTAATTACAGAAACAATTGAAGATATCGAAGTACTAACGGAAGCAACAACTGACGGTGGTAAATCATATAAGATAAAAGGTGTTTTCATGCAGGCGGATATCAAGAACCGTAATGGTCGAGTTTATCCAGTCGAAACACTTGCAAAAGAAGTTAGACGATACGCTAACGAATTTATCAATAAGAAACGAGCATTTGGCGAACTAGGACATCCTGATGGACCAACAGTAAACCTTGAGCGAGTTTCTCACATGATAACTAGTCTTAAATCTGAAGGTAAAAACTTCATTGGTGAGGCTAAAATAATGGACACCCCTTACGGCAAAATCGTTAAGAACTTAATTGACGAAGGCGCTCAATTGGGTGTATCATCAAGAGGTATGGGTTCAATACAACAATCGAACGGAAGAAACATTGTTGGAAAAGACTTCTATCTTGCAACAGCAGCCGATATTGTCGCAGACCCTAGTGCCCCTGATGCTTTCGTAGAAGGTATTATGGAGAACAAAGAGTGGGTATGGGACAATGGAATACTGAAAAGTATGGAAGTTGAAGCATATAAGAAAGAGATAGAAAGAACTAAACGCTCAGAATTAGCGGAAGTTAAAACTGATATCTTTAAGAACTTTTTATCAAAACTTTAAACCTACGCAGCTTTACTTCAAAGCGAGTGGATTAAGATGGTAAATTGTATAAATAATAGTAACTGAAAATTAATTAATTTTTAATATCAAGGAGAGACCGAATGTCTGAAACCGAAGTAAAAAAAGAGTTAGACGAAGTGAATGCTGCAAATAAAGATGCTGCACCAGCTGAGCCTAACCACCTTAAAAATGACGCAGAAGATTTGGGTAAGGCAGTAGTAAGACCTACTGATTCCGAAAGCCAAACAGCTGCGAAGAAGGTAAAAAAAGTATCAGATCAGGTTAATAAAGATGCTAACGATGGTTCATTACCAAATGATAATAAACCAAAGATGGCTGAAGAAGAAGTAGAAAGTCAAAGCGATAAACTTGCTGAGACAACTACTGACGCTTTAGAGATTGACCTATCTGCTGATGTCAAAGCACTAGTTTCAAGCGATGCAGACTTATCCGAAGAATTTAAGGAAAAGGCTGCAACAGTTTTTGAAGCTGCTGTTAAGACTAGAATAAAAGAACAGGTAAAGGTACTAGAGGCTCAGTATGATGATAAACTTTCAGCTGAAAAAGAAACAGTAAAAGAAGCTATGGTCGAAAAAGTCGATTCATATCTAAACTATGTTGTTGAAGAATGGATGAAAGAGAATGAGTTAGCAGTAGAAAGAGGTATTCGTACCGAAATCGCTGAGGACTTCATCACTGGACTTAAATCTTTGTTTAAGGAACACTATATTGATGTTCCCGAAGAAAAGTACAATGTACTTGATGACTTAACAAACCAAACAAAAGAATTAGAAGCTAAACTTAATGAGCAGATTGAAAAGAATGTAAATCTGACTAAAGAAGTTTCTGAATCTCATAAAACACAAGCGATCTTAGATGTAACTGCTGATTTAGCAGAAACAGAAAAAGAGAAGTTTGTTTCTATGGCAGAAAATGTTGAGTATGATAGTGCTGAAAAATTTAGAGAGAAGTTAGAGACTATTAAAGAATCATACTTCCCTAAAGGAAAAACAGAAGTAGCAGAAGAAACACAATCTGTTGATTCTGTGGCGGCAAACGAACCTACTGATTTCTCAGCAGGTAAGTCGAATGCTATGGCTGCATATACGGCCGCAATATCGAAGAACCTTAAGGCGATAAACCTTTAATGTTCTTAATAACTGTAAATAATAACAAGGAGAGATAAAAATGTATCTTACTGAAAACTTACAAGAAAAGTGGCAGCCAGTCCTAGAACATCCCGATTTAAAACCAATCGAAGATGCTTATAAGAAAGCTGTTACAACTGTTATTCTTGAAAATCAAGAAAAAGCAACAAGAGAAGACCAAAGCTTTATGGCTGAGGCTGCTCCTGTAAACGCAACTGGTTCATCTGTGGATAACTTTGATCCGGTTTTAATATCACTAGTTAGAAGAGCAATGCCTAATCTTATTGCTTACGATATCTGTGGTGTTCAACCAATGACTGGTCCAACTGGTCTTATCTTCGCTATGAAGTCAAGATTTACTAACCAGACTGGTACTGAAGCATTATTTAACGAAGCAGATTCCGACTTTTCTGCTGAAGATGCTGCATCAAACACAGGTTCACCTGACACACATACAGGTTCTAACCCTGCTACACTAAACGATGGTCCTTCTGCTGGTTCTTATTTAACTGGTTCTGGAATGACTACTGCTCAGTCAGAAACACTAGGTGATGGTACTGATGAGTTTGCTGAAATGGCATTCTCAATCGACAAAGTAACTGTTACTGCAAAATCTAGAGCTCTAAAAGCAGAGTACACTATGGAACTTGCTCAAGACTTAAAAGCAATCCACGGTCTAGACGCAGAAACAGAACTTGCAAACATCCTATCAAGTGAGATTCTTGCTGAGATTAATAGAGAAGTTGTTAGAACTGTTTATATTACTGCAAAACCTGGTGCTCAAGTAAACACTACTACTGCTGGAATATTCGATCTTGATACCGACTCAAATGGTCGTTGGTCAGTTGAGAAGTTCAAAGGGCTTTTATATCAATTAGAGAGAGATGCTAACGCTATCGGTCAACAGACAAGAAGAGGCAAAGGGAACATGATTATTTGTTCTGCTGATGTTGCTTCTGCTTTACAAATGGCTGGTGTATTAGATTACGCTCCTGCTCTTAGCAATAACTTGAATGTTGATGATACTGGTAATACTTTTGCTGGTATACTTAACGGTAAATTCAAAGTGTATGTTGATCCATACTCAGCGAATGTATCTGCAAGTCAATTCTATGTTTGTGGTTATAAAGGTACTTCACCTTATGATTCAGGATTATTCTATTGCCCATATGTTCCACTACAAATGGTGAGAGCAGTTGGTCAAGATAGTTTCCAACCAAAAATCGGTTTCAAAACTAGATATGGTATGGTTGCTAATCCTTTCGCAACAAGTAACGGACTTGGCGCAGTAGATGTTTCAACACCTGCAGCTGGGGATCTGAACTTATACTACAGACGAGTTAAAGTTACAAACATTATGTAATTTCGACTTATCTCGAATATATAAAAGGGGGCGTTTATCGCCCCTTTTTTTTAGCCTACTTTTTACTCTTATAAATATTAGTATGACAGATATAAATGTATTTACTAGAGAGCCGTCTAAACAAGATTTTGCTAGTCCTGTTCAGTTTAGGTTTAAGATAACCAAACTACCATTAGTTGAATATTTTGTACAGACAGCAAACATTCCAGGAATAACTTTAGGTGGCGCTACACAACCAACACCACTTGTTGATATACCAATACCAGGTGATAAGATAACTTATGCTTCTCTTGATATGTCATTTCTTGTTGATGAAAATTTAAATAACTATAAAGAGATACACGACTGGATGGTCGGTTTAGGTTTTCCTGATAATCATAAACAATTTCAAGACTTACAATCTACTGGTTCAGATAGATTTCCTGGGTCTAGTAGAAGTACAGCCGTAACAGGCACCTCTGTACCACAACCTTTAAATGAGGGTGGTATATATTCAGATGCTACTTTAACAGTATTGAATAGTAAGAATATTGCCAAAACTGAAATACGATTTAAAAATGTTTATCCGACTAGTTTGGGTAGTTTGAGTTATGATGTTAAACAATCAGATGTTGATTATCTAGTTGCTCCGATTAGTTTCAATTATACAAACTATGAAATAGTACAAATATCCTCTAGTTAATATTAATCCAAAATAAAATGGTCAAAAGCCTTGACATTTGTTCCAAAATATGATATAATACCACTATGACATTAGAAGAATTACAGCAACAGGTAGATAAAGATTTTAAGCTTGATGATACAGAGTTAGATGCTGAATCAATTAAGATACCTTTATTACATAACAAATATTTACAACACTTTAACAAGTTTTCTTTATTATTAAAGAAGGCAGAGTATGACCACAAATCAATGGTAAGAGAGAAGTGGGAATACTATACTGGCAAAGCAGATCAATCTGTATATGCACAGAAACCTTTTGATCTTAAAGTTCTAAAATCAGATGTTCATATCTATATGGATTCAGATGAAGATTTACAAAAGGCAGACCAAAAAGCAGCCTATCTTAATCAAGTAGTTAAGTATCTTGAACAAGTTTTAAGAAGCATAAACAATAGAACATTTTTAATTAAGAACGCAATAGAATGGAAGAAGTTCACAAGTGGAGCAATCTAATCACCCTGCTTGTATTGGTCTTTCTAAAGTAGGCAACTATGGTCGAGTACATACACTATGGAACGATTGTAAAGGTAGTCGTCCTACACCATGGTATATGAGATTAATCCCTATGAGATATATTAAGTGGGATAGAAACGGGAGTTATTTATTTAATGGAACATCAAAAGATATTCGCAACTAATCTATTTTTAATAGACAATTTTGTACCCAAAAAAGATACTCAAGGTATGAAAAGTTACATTGGTAATCTATGGAAGAATAGAGACTATGATAATAACTGGCAAACTAAGTCAGCTGATTTACACAAACAAGT